AAATCAAGACCAACTGGTTCATTATGGATCCAAACAACAACACCAAACTCAGGCGCAGACATTTCTTTAAAGAAATACAACGCAACGAACGGTGTGTTTGATTCATACACAGCACCAGTTTACAAAACACAAGAACAAGCACTGCAACAATTAGACAAAGCAGGTGGCGGAACGAACCTAACAACAAACGATCACTTCATTCAAGTCAACACAGGTGAGCATGAGTGGGATGATTCAACTGCCAACAACGGTGAACTCATCGACTATGTGGCATTTGTTAGATCAGCGGGTGTTGGTTCAACAACTTCAATTGTTTCTGACAAGATTGCAGACAAGACAACTGCATTCACAAACGGTGGCACAGTGACAATCAGAATGGCAGAAACTGTGAGAGACACCACAGCAACTTCAAACACTGCATCCAACAAGTTAAACGAAAAACTTGTTTCAATTGGCAGTTCAGGAACTGACGCTGATGACTTTGTTTCAGCGATACAAGCCGCTGGATTCAATCACATCAGTGCATCATATGATTCAACAACAAAAAGAATTACTGTGAGCCATGCATTAGGTGGAAACATTTACTTCACAGACGTTGACACTGTAATGGGCGACTTAGGATTCAATGCCGGCAATGCAAATTCATACGGTGGCAATAGCGACTTATCACAAGAAAAAATTGCAAACTTGTATGTTGCACCAGCAGGTGACAAAGATGATTACTCATCGATTGTTTCTGCAAGTTATGCCTTTGTTGCTTCTAACTGGGCACCAGTGGAAAACACACCAGACTCAGGCACAACATTCACAGCAATCCAGTCATCCACTGAGCCGACAAAAGATCCAGCAAATGGACAACTTTGGTACAACACAACTGTTGATGAAGTTGACATCCTCATACATGACGGAAGTGCATGGACAGGTTATCAAAATGTGGCTTCGGATGCCAGAGGGTTTAACTTAGGCAACACAGATCCAAAAGGTTGTATCATTTCAGCAACTGAGCCAACTACACAAACAGATGGCACAGCACTTGTTGACGGTGACCTTTGGTTAGACACATCAGACTTAGAAAACTATCCAAAAATTTACAGATATGACAGTTCACAAAATGATGGACAGGAATGGGTGTTGATTGATAACACAGATCAAACATCACAAGACGGAATACTATTTGCTGACTTTAGATTCCATTCATCAGGTGCACTTGATGTGGTATCAAAAGAAACATTGATCACAGACTTGTTGACTTCAACTTATGTTGACATAGACAAGCCAGATCCAGCACTTTACCCAAAAGGCATGTTAGGATTCAACCTAAGAAGATCAGGTTACAATGTTAAGGAGTTCAAGAAAAACTACTTCACAAGAACTAACTTCTCAGACATCACAACATACCCAACACTACCAAGTGAAAAAGATGCATGGGTAACTGCTTCTGGATTAAAAACAGACGGTGCTCCATTCATGGGTAGAAAAGCACAGAGAAATGTTATTGTTGAAGCGATGAAATCAACTGTTGAAGCAACCACAGAACTAAGAGAAGAACAAAGAGAGTTCAACTTGTTATCTGCTCCAGGTTATCCAGAACTGATTGGTAACTTAGAGACATTGAACGCAGACAGAAAAGAAACTGCGTTTGTTGTTGGTGACACACCATTTAGACTTTCACCAAATTCAACTGCGGTCACAAACTATGCAAACAACACAGCGGGTGCGGCAGACAACGGTGAAGATGGACTGTTAACAACAAACTCATTCACAGGTGTGTTTTATCCATCAGGATTTACAACAGACTTAGCGGGTGAATCAGTTGCAGTACCTCCGTCACACATGATGTTGAGAACCATAGCACTGAACGATCAAGTTGCGTTTCCTTGGTTTGCTCCAGCGGGAACAAGAAGAGGTGTTATTGACAATGCGACTTCAGTGGGATTCATCAACTCAGAAGGTGAGTTTGAGACTACTGCTGTTTCAGAAGGTTTAAGAGATTCACTTTACAGTGTACACATCAACCCAATATCATTCGTAACTGGTGCGGGTTTATTAAACTTTGGACAAAAAACAAGACAACTTACTGCTTCAGCATTAGACAGAATCAATGTTGCAAGATTGGTTGCATTTGTTAGATTACAGTTAGACAAGATAACACGTCCATTCATATTTGAACCAAACGATCAGTTAACAAGAAATGAAGTAAAACAGTCAGTTGAATCATTCTTGTTAGAATTAGTGGCTCAAAGAGGTTTATTTGACTTTGCTGTTGTGTGTGATGAATCAAACAACACACCATCAAGAATAGACAGAAATGAACTGTACATTGATGTTGCAATTGAACCAGTAAAAGCAGTGGAATTCATCTACATACCAGTTAGATTGAAGAACACAGGAGAAATAGCAGAACTTGGCCTTTAAAGGTACAAGTGAGAAAAAGGAGAAATGAATAGTAAATATTCATAACAGGAGTTAAAACAAAATGGCAGTATCAACACTATCAAAATTTACAGTTCCATTAGCAAGTGATCAATCAGCAAGTTCACAAGGCTTGTTAATGCCTAAATTACAATATAGGTTTAGAGTGATCCTTGAGAACTTTGGCGTTTCAACTCCAAGATCAGAACTCACTAAACAAGTTGTGGACGTAACGAGACCAAACATATCATTCGATCCAATCACACTTGATGCATATAACTCAAGAGTGTATATGGCAGGCAAACACACATGGGAGCCTGTGACATTGAATGTCAGAGATGATGTGAACAATGAAGTCAGCAAACTAACAGGTGAGCAGTTACAGAAACAATTTGATTTCTTTGAACAGTCAAGTGCGGCAGCTGCCGGTGATTACAAATTCACAGGTAGAATTGAAATACTTGACGGTGGCAACGGTGCTAACACTCCAAACGTTCTTGAAACATACGAACTATACGGTTGTTACTTAGAGAACGTACAGTACGGACAACTTGCATATGCTACATCAGATCCAGTACAGATCACAATGTCAATCAAATACGACAATGCGATCCAGACTCCAAGAGGTACAGGAATTGGTACAGCAGTAGCAAGAGCAATTGGTACAGCGGCTACAGGTTCTTAATCCTCACTTTTTTAGTCCAATAAATACAACAGTATGAACTGGCGTAACAATTTCCTTGGACAATTATTGGGTGGCGACACACTCAAAGACTATCAACATGCGGCGAGACTCTACACCGACGACATGTTCCGTCTCGCTCCAAAGACAAGATTCTTATATCATACAGTGTTTGAATTCGCGGCTGGTTCTGCCATGAACGGCAATCAAAAAAATGAACTGGGCATGATCGTGAAAAGATGTGATCTGCCACAGTATTCTTTCAACGTAGAAATGCGTAACCAATACAATTTCAAAAACTATGTGACAACGGGTGTAACATATCAACCCGTAAACATCACCCTGCATGATGATATGGGAGATGTGGCAGTTGCATTCTTTAGAAACTATTATGGACACTACTTCCAGGACACAAATGTTGCAGAAAACATTTATTATGGCCCAAACGGAAACACAACCAACGAAAACACATCCAAATACAGATGGGGTAGAGATGCCGCTGGACAAATCAACGGCAAACCCATGTTCAATTCTATATCAATATTCCAATTGAACAGACAAAGATTCACAGAATACAAAATGATGAATCCAATCATCACAGACTACAACAATGGTGGCATGGACCAAACAGATGGTACAGGACTTAATGAACATGTGTTCTCAGTGTCCTACTCTGGTGTTAAAATAGAAGCAGGTGCAGTGGGCAGAGATAACCCACAAGGATTTGCAACATTCCATTATGACAACACACCATCACCTAACTCACCGTTGGGCGGAGGCGCAGATTCTATCTTTGGTGTGGCGGCAGGTGTAGGATCAGCAATGAATTTGTTCAAAGAAGGCAACATACTTGGTGCGGCATTGGCAGCCGGAAACACATATGATAAAATCAAATCCGGTAGAGCATTAAAAGGAAGCAAGGAAGAGTTAATTGGCATTGCAAAAGAATCAATCAAAAAAGCAGGCAACAACTTGGGTGCAACATCAAAACCTGGCATAAGGTTCCCTAAAAATGAAAGACGTAAATCCGCAGAAGCAAAATTGGTAAACTCAAACAGCCAGACTTTGCTTGGATCTTCCAAACAGAATAAACCCAAAGCAGTTGAAAATCTTGCAAATGATCTTGCTAAAGAATCAAACAGCATCAAACTAACACCAAATCAGATCAGCCTATACTTGGGATTGGACACAGTTGCAAAAGACAAGTTTGCTAAATTTTATTCATTCCGTGCAGATAATAATTTACAATTAGACACTGTGGAAACAGAATGGGCTAAACTAACAGATGCACAAAAACAAATCTACAAAGACAAAGCAGTGACCGATGCAATAAATCTTGTGGAACAGGGTGTGGTGTCATACAATGTTGACCAAGACACATACAATCAAATACTATCAGCACAGGCAATATCATAATGGCAATATATAAGAACACATCAACAACTGGACCACAAAGAAAGCCTTCCAATCTTGGTGTGCAAAAAGATGATCCGCAATCTTTGGTTGATTACTTGGCGGGGTTCAACGGGGATAAATTCTCTTTTGCTTCAAGTGATTATGATGCTGTCAAAGGATTTTTTGAAAACAAAGGTTTCAGTGATGTCAGTGCAGAAAGTTTGGCATACATCATACTTAGACAGGCCAAAGTGGACAATGTACCTGTGTTCCAAATTGTAGATTCACTCAACAAGACAGGCGACTTAGAACTGAATGAAATAGTCGCTGAAATCCTTAACCTAAACAGATTTAAAACTTCTGTGTTGGGATTCAAATCAGATAGAGAACCTTTGGGTCAAGTGCAACGCAACATCAAGGTGTAGCCAATGAGAAAATGGGCCAATGGGTTGTACGAAATGAAAAACCCAGACAAGTATGTTGGCAAGAGGAAACCAAGATACCGTTCTTCATGGGAATGGGCGTTCATGAGATTCTGCGACAACAATCCGGGCATCACCAGTTGGGCATCTGAATCAATACAGATTCCCTATCGCAATCCACTCACTGGACGCAATACGATATATGTGCCAGACTTTTTCATAATATATCACAACAAGAAAAAACAAAGAGTGGCAGAACTGATAGAAGTAAAACCAAACAATCAAGCCAAGACAGAATCCATTGGAAAAAACAAACAGAACCAAGCGGCCTACATTGTCAATCGTGCAAAATGGGAAGCCGCCAACAAATGGGCCAAACACAAAGGCATACGTTTCAGAGTTATTACAGAATCAGACATGTTCAAGTAATTACTATTATGTTTGTAAGCATCAATAAACCAGAAGATATTAGATCACACAAAAATTACAAAAAAGACATCACAGAATATCTTGCAGATATTAGAAATCCAGAGATAACACAAAATGTTGCTGACCACATAGAACCTGCACAAATATATGATGAAATGTTCACCCAAGAAGAAATTGAGTGGATGTACGGATTTGCATTTTCAAGATGTAGCACAGCCAGGCACAATCCCAACGGCACAATTTTCCTCAGTGGCAATATGGAAGGCATCTACAAAAGATACAAGAAGAAAATTGATGAAATATGTCCAGGAGCAGATAGATCACCCATAGTTGGTGGTAACTTTTTTATCACTCCTGACCAATATGGACTGCACAATGACAGCATGAGAAGGAAGGATTGGGAACAAGGACTTGATTGGTTGCCCATAGATGATCCAAAACGTTCTTACGCGAACTGGAGAAACGTCATTATTCCTATATTCGTCACCAGACCAGATACGGTGAGTCACGCAGTGTTTTTCAAACAAAGACACATCGATTGGTCGCATGTGTACAATCATGGAAACAAAATGACATCAGCAACAACATATGAAATAGTTAATGATCATTCCAAGATAAACTTTCACACATCCGAAGGTGTACAGACAGGCGAACAAAATTTGAAACCATACGACAAAGAACACTTTGAAAAATATTTGTATTACACTCCATATGAAAGATTAGCAGGACTGGAGCCAGAGCTAACCTGTGAGTGGAAACCAAGATGTCCTATCACATTTGATGCATATCAGTTACACGCAACCAACAAAGGATTCAAAGACAAGCAATGGGTGATAAAAATGGGACTGTTGTTGTGTTTTTTACGTAAGGTGAAATGACAATAGAATACAACACACCAGAAGAAATATCCAGCCATAAAAATTATTCACAGAATTATGGCAAGTACCTTGCGGACATAGAAGAAGAGTCTGTAAAACAAAACATCATTGAACATTTCAAACCCTCAATTTGTTACGATGAATATTTTACTGATGAAGAAATAGAATGGATGCAGGCATTTGCATTTTCACGTTGTAGCAGATTGCGTATCAATCCAAATGGCACATTTTTTGTGAGTGGTAACATGCAGGGAATTGTTGAAAAGTTTAGAGACAGATTCGAATCTTTGGCGCCAGGATGTAGCAATTCTCCTGTGGTTAAAGGCAATTATTTCATTACACCCGAACAGTATGGTTTGCACAACGACAGCATACACAAAAAAGATTGGACAGTTACATTCGGGGAAGACGGTGGATGGAGCAAATTACCAAAAACTCATCCAGATAGGAAATGGGTGCCATGGAGGAACATCATCGTACCACTGATGGTTTCACCTGACGTGCCAAGTACAATAACATTCATGGATCAAAGACACGTGAGTTGGTTCACAGTGTACAATCATGGTGCTGAAAATGTTGTGGCAGCTGACTACCCCATCATTACCAATTACTCAGAGATCGAATTCCACACTTTGGACGGTGCCCAACCCATAGCACAGAATACAGTGCCCTATGACAAAACACATTGGAACACGCACTTAAATTACACACCATACGAAAGATTAACCGGACTAACACAAGAACACACATTCCACTGGAAACCAAAATGCCCTATGGTATTTGATTGCTATCAGCTCCATGCAACCAATCAAGGCATGCAAAAACCATGGAAAATAAAGATGGGATTGCTGTTGTGTTTTTTCAGAGAGGTTAAGTAATAGTATGACAAAGAAACTTGAAGACATATTCGATCTTGAAACCAGCACTGATGCTGACACATTCAGAGAGCAGTTGGACAAAGAACAGGATCAAAAAAACGATCAAGAAGCCAATCAATTGATCAAAGAAAAGTTGGATCTGGACAAGATTGATGCCGCATTACCACAAGTCGACGGATTGGCTGAAGACAAGGAAATAGACAAATATGCGGAAGAAGCCTATCAGTCCTACAAAGATCTGATGGATCTGGGCATGAACATAGAACCACGTTTGGCTGGTAGGATCATGGAAGTTGCATCATCGATGATGAGCAATGCCATTAATGCCAAAAATGTGAAAGTGGATAAGAAGCTTAAAATGATCGAATTACAGCTCAAAAAGATGAAGTTGGACCAAGGCAAACCGGACGATGATGCTGTTACAGGCACAGGCACAGTGATTGCGGATCGCAATGAACTTATAAAACAGATACTTGCAAACAACAAAACTGATAAATAAATTTACTATGAAAACATTCAAACAGTTCTTATCAGAATCAACAAAAACATACATGGCCAGAATCAAAATCGCTGGCGAATTACCTGAATCTTTTGAAGCAAATCTCAAAGATATGATGAGCAAATACGAAACAGTATCATTCAAAAAAGTTGGATCAACACCCATACAAGAACACCCACACGAATTTCCACGTTTGAAAAACAAAGAAGTTGCTATATTTGATATAGAAGCAAACTATCCAATGTCATTTCAAATGTTAGAACAAGCACTATCAGAACATTTTGGTATTGCACAAGATCACATCAGAGTGAAACACCCAGCAGATCCTACAGAAACAGAAGCACCAGTCGAAGGCGAATACACTCCAAAACTTCAAGACGCGGAGTACAAGGACGACACAGCAGTATCTGAAAAATTGTATGGTGATGAATACAACATGTCATTGTTCAAAGAGTTGATGAAAGCAAGAAACGAGTCTGAAAGAGATGACAAAACGGGTGATGGCAAAGTAGTAGAAATGGGCAAAGAAGACACTGCTACTCCTGTTCCAAACAAAAAGTAATACAATTTTTCCACGTTAAATATTAGTATGGCACAGAGCTTACAAGGAAATCTCACCAAGAAAGCACATCAACGTGTAAAGTTCACGGAAAAAGAAATTCGAGAACTCAACAAGTGCATGGACCCAAAACAGGGACCATTATACTTCATGCAAAATTATTCAATGATACAACATCCTACCAAAGGATCAATGAAGTTCGAGATGTTCGAATATCAAAAAGGTTTGGTAAGGACATATCATGACAACAGATTTGCCATTGCCATGTTACCAAGGCAGACGGGTAAGACAACATGTGCGGCCGCATACTTGATTTGGTATGCAATGTTTGTGCCTGACTCCCAGATA